CCCACGATATTGATGTGCCGTTCGGGCGATGAGTCACATGCGCCGATGCATCGTCTGCAATGCAGTCATGATGCCATTTTTCTACAACGAGAAACCTCACCGCCTGCAAGGCTTCCGCTGTACCTGTGGTGTATGGGAGCGTGCGGTAGCTGATGAAAGGGATTTAACCTATGCCGACTTCAACAAAGCCGAAAAAGCAAAAGACCGTAGCCAAGTTAAGGGAAGAGGCCGCAGTATTACTCCAGAAGCTTGTCAGAATGAAGGCTGCGGATGAGAGCGGGCTTGCGTCTTGTGTGACCTGCGGGAAGCGCCAGCACTACAAGGAAATGGATGGCGGGCACTTTATTAGCCGCAAGTGGACAGCCACCAAGCTGGTCGAAGAAAACATACATCCTCAATGCAAAGGTTGTAACCAATACGCCAGTGGCCGGCATGATGACTACTCACTGTATATGGTAGACACCTACGGTATCGAAATGGTCAGAGAGCTGAACGATAAGAAGCGAGAGTTGTGTAAGCAGAACCGCATCGAGCTGGAAGATATTAAGGTGGAGCTAAAGCTAAGGATCGCAGAGCAAGCTGTACGCCTCGGAGAAAAATAATTGGCTTACCTGCCTTGCAACCCGTGTCAGCATATGAGACATTAGTTGAATGAAAGTTTTAGATTTGTTCGCAGGTATAGGTGGTTTTACTCTAGGTTTAGAGCGTGCAGGGTTAGAGACTGTGGCGTTTTGCGAGATAGAGCCTTATGCACAAAAAGTGCTTCAGAAGAATTGGCCGGGAGTACCGATTTATGACGATGTACGAACAATCACAGCAGAGCGACTGGCTTCAGACGGAATTGGAGTCGATGTCATCACAGGCGGATTCCCCTGCCAAGACATCTCAGTCTCAGGAAACCAAGCAGGCATACAAGACGGAACCCGAAGTGGGCTATGGTCAGAGTGCGCCCGTCTTATTGGGGAGCTTCGACCCAGATACGCCATCTTTGAAAACGTCACAAACTTGCTTAATGGAGAACGGGGAGCTTGGTTTAAGCGAGTTCTCTGGGACATTTCCTCGCTCGGGTATGATGCGGAGTGGCACTGTATACCAGCTTCCGAACTTGGCGCGCACCATCACAGAGATCGGATCTGGATTATTGCCTACCCCAGCGGCGAGCACGGGAGGAACAACACCCAACTGGCAACCGATAAGGCCGAGCGGTCACAGAGCGCAATTAACCTTGCAACAATATGTGCGGATGTGGCCGACACCAACAGCGCACAACGCAAAAGAGGGAGCCTATCCTTCGGAATACAATCGCAATACACCAACATTGTCGGCGCAAGCGGGTGGGGCGCTGAACCCGACGTGGGTAGAGTGGCTGATGGGATTCCCTCTAGGTCACACAGACTTAAATGCTTAGGCAATGCAGTAGTGCCGCCGATACCTGAGTTGATAGGGAGGGCAATAGCTCATCATGAACGCTGATATCGAGATACGCATTTTAAGCTTGCTCCGGGCGCATTACCTTCAACACGAGGTAGCGTCCATCATCGAGCTGGAGTTTCCTCAACTTAATGAGTTTGACGTTGAAGACTTACCCGTGCGGATTAAAAAAATAAAACAGGTAATGTAAGGACGTCATGACTGCGCCAATCAACCCTAATAACTATATGACGCTTACCGAAGTTGCCTATGAGCTAGGCATATCCAGACAGCGTGTAAAGCAAATCGAGACCGCGGCATTGAAGAAGCTGCGCAACAACAAAAAAATGAGGGCTTACTATGAAGGAATTATCGACGGACGCATGGTCAACAATAGTAATCGTGTTCTTGATATTGGTAGTGGCTATGGGCGTCGTTGGTAACGGCGACTACGAAGACGCGCTTGCAGAAGAGGCGCACTACACTAATATGGTTTGTGCTGGGCACTGGCCTGACTACAAGAATCTGGGGATTAGTTGTGAAGCTCAACAACGAGCAAATGCAAGAGGCAATGTCTCTTTCTAGCCGAGGCGTAGACACTTGGTCTATCTCTCAACTCATGGGCGTACACTACGACACCATGAGGAAGTATCTAAGGCAGTACGAGCGGTACGGGGAGTCGATATTCACTAAAGATCCTGTGCCGGTTGATGAGTCTGTGGATAAGTCTTAGAATTGGGGCGTCATTAGCAGTGAGGCGATAGTATGCTGCAAGTGGTTGGTATCCAGTGGTATCCGGTACGACCGGGCAACATGCCTAAGAACGAGAGAACAGTATTAGTCGCATTCGACGATATGACTGTGGAATCTTGGCCTCTTACTTTTAGTGACATTATGGACGGAGAGATACGGGCAGGACACAGCATGGGGCTGTACTGGGCCGACTCAATACCGCACCCAGAAGAGGATTAGTACGGTGGCAGCTACTAGACGGCAGAAAGTTCGCGCTGTGAAGGATGAAGAGAACAGACGCGCATTAAGCATTAGGGGTAAGGCCGAATACATCTTTGATTTAATTGATCAAATCGGCGAACTTAACCCATCAGAAGACGAGCACTTCGCAGCGAAGGTTCAGCAGAAGAAGACACAGGCTGAACTAAGACTCAAGATGCTCGCTAAGACGCTACCTGATCTCAAGCAAGTCGATGCTGATTTAACAAGTAGCGATGGTTCCATGACTCCACCAATGGTGATTGAACTTGTCGCAAAAGGTCTCGATTGAACTACCGCCTAAACTAGCCAGCCTCTTTACAGGCGAGGCTAGATACCGTTGCTCATACGGTGGCCGGGGAAGCGCTAAGACTCGCTCATTCGCTTTAATGACTGCCGTATGGGGTATGCGCTGGGGCGTAGCTGGTAAGCAAGGGCAGATCCTATGCGCTCGTGAGCACCTCAACTCACTCGATGAATCCTCAATGGAAGAGGTGAAGTCAGCTATCCGCTCAGTTCCTTGCCTCATGGATTACTACGAGATAGGCGAGCGATACATTCGTAGCCGGGACGGTAGGATCACATACGTGTTTGCCGGCCTACGCAGGAACCTCGATAGCATCAAGTCTAAGGCCCGTATTCTACTGTGCTGGGTGGATGAGGCTGAGACTGTCACTGAGACGGCGTGGCAGAAGCTTATCCCTACAGTGCGAGAGGACGACTCTGAGATATGGGTAACGTGGAACCCTGAGAACAAGCATTCTGCTACGCACCATCGATTCCGGGTCAATGAGCCTGAGCAGTGCAAGATCATAGAGATGAACTGGCGGGATAATCCGTGGTTCCCTCATGTGCTAGAACAAGAGCGTCAGGAAGACCTCAAGAAACGCCCAGATGTTTATGACCATATCTGGGAGGGTGACTTCAGGATATTCTCAGAGGGCGCGTACTACACGCAGGAGATGGCTAACGCCTTACACGAGAACCGTATCGATCGTGTGCCATACGAGCGCTCAGTGGGCGTGGTGACAGCATGGGACTTGGGTGTAGGCGATTCTACGGCCATCTGGTTCGCTCAGTTTGTCGGCCCTGAAGTGAGGCTCATTGATTACTACGAGAACTCTGGGGTCGGGCTAGATCACTACGCACGTATCTTGCAAGAGAAAGGCTACGTGTATGACCAGCACGTTCTCCCGCATGATGTCCGGGTTAGGGAGTTAGGTAGTGGCCGGTCACGGCTAGAGGTTTTGGACAACTTAGGCGTACGCCCGGTACAGATTGCACCGCAGCTTAACGTAGACGATGGCATTCAAGCGGTCAGGTCTATGCTTGATCTATGCTACTTCGATAAGGACAAATGCGAGAAAGGTATCGATTGTCTTAGACAGTACAGGCGTCAATACAACGAGTCGATGATGGTCTGGAACGAGCGGCCATTACACGACTGGACATCACATTGTGCGGACGCATTCAGATACCTTGCTATCGGTTATAGAAAGACCTCAGACTGGGGTGAGCCGATCCGTAGGAATTTGCAGGGCATTGTCTGATATAATCGGGGCTTCATAATGGAGGCTCTATGGCTTTGCGAGATCGAGCATCAGGTTTATTAGAAGAGTTAGAGCGGCTTAAAACAGCTCCACCTCAACTGAGAACTGACATTCCGGCAGGCATGCCGTCGATTACGCCTTACAGCCCCAGCCTCGTAGAAAGGGCGGAGCGTAGTATTGCGCAAGGCTTGTTAAGCGCAGGGGTTATCTCTGATCCATACCGTGCCAACAGGTCTGCTGAGGCAATATCTGGCGTGCTTGATTTCTTGCCTGTTGCGGGTGACGTAAAGGGCGTTGCTGAGTTTAAAGACGCGCTAGACGCAGGAAGCAAGGTAGACGCTGCAATTGCAGGTGCTGGCGCTGCTGTTGGCCTGCTCCCAGTCATTGGGGACGTGGCTAATGCCATGTTTATTGGCCCAAGAGCCACTAGCTTTGACTTTGCGCAAATGCGCCGACAACAAGAGATGGAAGCTGAGGGTGCGCGACCGCGCGACATTGTAGCTGAGACAGGCATGTTTCGAGGTGCAGACGGTATTGTGCGCTCTGAGATTAGTGATGCAGGCTCTACGGCAACCCCATTTCCATTCGGCCAAAACCCTAGCGCCGAAGATGCTCCTATACAAGTTATGGCGAGCAGTATCCTTGATCACCCAGAGCTTTATGAAAATTATCCATTACTAGCCAATACGCCAGTAAACAACATGGCGCTGACTGATCCGGGGCTCTTGGACAATGTAAGTGGATATTACGATCCAAGCACTAAAGAGCTGACTCTTAATCCAAGAGCAGCGGGCGACCCAGAGGTCGTGCGAGACACCATGCTGCATGAAATACAGCACATGATCCAAGAGGCAGAAGGGTTTGCAAAGGGCGGCAGTACAGATAGCGCGCAACGAATAGCACAGATGACTAATGAGCGCGAGCTACAAGATATGGTTGATTACGGGTATCAAGACATCTTCAACAAGCGGAATGCGATGCTTGATGAGCTACGTGAGTTGCGCCCTACGGAAACCTTGTATCGCATGCAAAACATCGGCCGACCGAAAGATTTATTTAGAAGCCAACTCTATTACCAATTCAGCGACGACATAAGACGTGAGATTGGCCCGCCTCCGCGCAGAGGTCAGGCGTCGTTAGATTACGCACAGCGTGCCGGCAAGGTCATCTCTCGCTTATTGCAAACCACAGGCGATGAGCGATTTATCTATCAAAATGCTCAAGAAAAACTTGATGATATTGGCTCTGATGTACAGCGACAGATACGTAATGCAGAGGCGCGGTTGAAGCGCTTCGACTCAAAGCCTGAGACTACAGAAGCCTTGTCGGCAATCAGTGAAAGAAAGCGCAGAAGAGGCTTGTTGGAAGAAGAGCGACTCCGAGGCGAGCAAGGCAAGCAGGAGACGTATCGACGGTTTGGTGGGGAGGTAGAATCTAGAAACACCGAGACGCGGAAGGATATGACAATGGAGGAGCGGTTAGCTAATCCATACTATTCGACTCAAGACATTCCGAACAGAGAGCAGGAAATGTATCGCATCACAGGCGGTGGGCTGTTGACTTATCCGACCCGAAATCGCTACGACGTCTTATATCCGCGCGGAATCCTCGGGGAGTGATATAATATGGCTACACCTAGAAAAGGTAAGGCAAAGGTTAAGGTTACGGCCTCCGGCAAGAAAGTTTCGTATGGGCAAGCCGGCAAGGCCAAGGATGGTAAGTCGCGAGTACGGCCCGGAACCAGTAAAGGCGATGCCTATTGTGCGCGCTCTTCTGGTCAGATGAAGAAACACCCGAAAGCGGCTGCCAATCCTAACTCACCACTGAGGCTTTCACGTAAGCGCTGGAAATGTTCCGGCACTAAGTCGAGGAGAAAGTAAATGGCATGTGGTTACGGTAAGAAGAGAAAGGGGAAGAAGCGTGGCAAATAAATCATTCAAACCCTGTGCAGGTTGCCCAACACCATCACTTTGCAAGGCAAGCGGTAAGTGCAGAGCGAAGAAGCGAGGCAAGCGTTATGCCAAGTAAGAAGAAAGGCTTGTACGACAATATTCATGCTAAGCGTAAGCGCATCAAGGCCGGATCTGGCGAGAAGATGCGTAAAGCTGGCGAGAAAGGCGCGCCTACAGCTAAGCAGTTCAAGAAGGCCGCTAAGACAGCTAAGAAGAAGCGTAAGTAATGGCACTGACTAACTATTCTGAGCTGAAAAGCTCCATTGCTGACTTCCTCAACCGTGACGACCTGACATCGGTTATACCGACGTTTATCTCGTTGGCTGAGGCTCAGTTTGCGCGTGATCTCCGGCACTACCAGATGGAGAACCGTGCTACTGGTACGATCGATAGTCAGTACATGACTAAGCCCGGCGATTGGCTTGAGACTATCCGCATCCACCTTACGAGCAACAATACTCGTGCGCTGGATCTGGTAAGCGCTCAGACGATGGCTGATAAGCGATCAGGCAATCTCGATACTTCTGGCGTGCCAAGGTTTTACCGGCACTCAGAGAATCAGTTTGAGTTCTTCCCTACCCCGGATGGGTCGTACGGCGTAGAACTTTTGTACTACCAGCGAGTACCTGCCCTGTCAGACTCGAACACGACTAACTGGCTCATGACCGAGGCTCCAGACGTGTATTTATATGGCTCATTGGTACACAGTGCGCCGTATCTATCGGACGATGCTCGCACAGCGGTATGGGCGCAACTTTACGGTGCTGCAATGCAGCGTCTTAACCAATCATCGGATGAGGCAGTCTTCTCAGGCGTCGGCCTCGTTATGAAAAACAGGGGACTCGGATGAGCTTCACTAACTACCTTGAAACAGAAATCTTAGACCATGTGTTCGGCGGCAACGCTTACACAGCTCCGGGCACTCATTATTTGGCCTTGTTTACAGCGGCGCCTAGCGATACCGGCGGTGGCACAGAGTGTTCTGGCACTAGCTACGCCCGGCAGACTGTCGCGTTTACTGTGTCTGGCAATGAGGCCACTAACAGTGCGGCTGTCGAATACCCAACAGCAGGAAGCAACTGGGGAACGATCACTCACGTAGGTGTGTTTGATGCGGCATCCAGCGGTAATCTAATGGCTTATGGCACGCTGTCAGCATCTAAGGCCGTAGAGACCGGGGATGTATTCCGTGTACCTGCTGGTGACTTAGACATCACGCTCGACTAATGAATTACGGTCAGTGGAAATACGGCTATGCCGCGTATTCCACGGCTGAT